TCATCAATGAAGTAAACCCCATCACCTGTCGCTACGGCCGCGCGCCAATTCGGAAGGCCTACGTTGTCTCTGTAAATAAGATTTGTAGCATTGGTGTCGTCTGCGGTAAGAGTGAGTTCCCAAGTCTTCAATCGGTGGAGGCAGTATTCAACGTCCCCATAAGACGCCACCGTTTTAGCATCTCCACCTCCATCGTCCTGGCGAAACACAAATCCTTGGCCGGCTGTCCTAGTAGCGGATTTGGTGAAGTCAGTGATGCCAGTGTTGTTTGAGTTCTCCCACTGGTAGGTAGCCTTAATATTGTTAGCGCTGCTGGCGGGAGCAACTGTAAAAGTAAGGGTCCAGTCTCCGCTCGTATAGTTGATAGTTCCTGTCCCCCCTGCTGAACCTGTGAGGACGCCGTTGTAGTCATCTGTAAAAGTTTCGCCGCCCGTGACGGTGATAGCAACCGCAAAGCATGTTCTAGTAGAGCCTCCTGCTTTGAAAGCAAGTGTTCCATTGAAACTTAGCGTACTTCCATCACCTGTCCCTATGGTTTCATTAGTTACGGTCGTGTATGCGGCAGCGTCAATATATGAACCGTAGATACCGGTTTTGTCTTTGTTCCTGTTCCAAAGAACCATCCGGTTCTGTTTGATTTTTATATAGCCTTGAAAGTTCTTTGCTGGGTCGGTGAGCTCGGTATATGAACCTGGGTTAGCGGTCATTATCTTGAAGGGCCCGCTGTTGGGGGAACAGACGAACATCTGGTTCCCTGCAAGTGAGGCGTAATCGGCAAAGGAAGCTTCGTCGTCTTCCGCCGCGGCGGGGAAAATACCAGAGCCGGTTTCTAACCAATCCTCCGTATCCCTATCGTAATATTCAAGCTTTCGTCCTCGTTTGCGAAATGGAATTTGGGTTCCATCAGCTTTGGAGGTTACGTGTAGACCAGCGCTCGGTGCGGTCGCCACGGGGATTTTCTCCTTAAGGCTGATGTTATCAATGGTCCCTTCAAATCCTGGGGTGAAACCAAATTGGAGGGTATCTACCAAAGTAGTTAAGTTAGGAAAGTCATCAAAATCAACTGTCAAAGAATAATGGCCAGAAGCGTCAATGGTTTGGGTAAAACCAATAGCCCCATCTGAAACTGATTGGAACTGAGGGAGTAAAGAGTATGGGGAACCTGGAGTATCTATTACCAGGTCGAACTCCAGAAGATACGAAGTATGATAATCAAGAGCCAAAGAATCTTGATACAGAACGATACCAGCTTCGTTACCACCGTTTACACTGCCGGCACCGGCTACCCAAGTAAAGGTTCCAGTACCAAAAAGAGTGTCCAAGGACCATCCATCTATCGTGCTATCAAAACTACCATTCGTGATTAACTCATTACCAAGCGTGTAATCTTCAGTAACATCAGCGCCAAGCAATTTTTGGCCACGCCTCAGCTCAATCTTGTCTCCCTTTGTCAACCAGTTTTTGGAATCCGAAGCCGCACCATCCGGAATGGAATGGTCTTCGACTGAAGTTATGAGCCCTTTGAGGAAGGTTTTGATTTCCTTGATTCGCAACTACTAGAAGTTAATTCGATTTTCCGAAGGTACGGGATTGGCATCAGAGAAGGAACTATTGTCTATGGTGTTCAGTTTCAGTTTGTGGTCCCAATCAGTAAGCAACCGTTTCCAACGTAAATAGTCAGTCTGGTACTCGAGTGTCCACGCTCTGTTCTTTTCGCCCTGGTCTATTTGCCAGTAGAGGCGAGCCATCTCAAGAGGAATAAGCGTATGGAATCTATCGGGCCAGACGGGTGAGTCGTCTAATTCAAGGTCGCCAGTGTCGTACTGGTAGTAAAAGTAAATCGGTTGAGAAGAACCTTGGGTGCCGGCTAGGTAATATTTGCCATTTGCTAAATCAATCCAATACCTACCGGAAGTATCCCGATAGAACTGTTGTTGTTCAAAAGGGACTGGCATTTGCGGTTGAGTGCCAACGTAGATTGTGAGAGGTAAGAAAAAGTCAGCAGGAAGAGAGCGCTGCGTAGTGTAGGTCTGACCGGCGGTTACGGAACCTGAAGAATTGAGCTTCTTGGTTATTTCTAGTTGAAGCTCAGTTTCAATCGCATTCTTGGCGTCATTAACAAGCTGGAGTTCAAAATCTGAATCAAGTTCGTCGGAAACGTAATTATGAAATTTGTCTATGCACTCTTGTGCGGTCATTCGGATTGTTTTGAAGTGTCTTCGGAACCTGGTTCAATTAACTGCTGTTTTGTCCAGTCACGAATTTCAATTATTTGACTTGCGACCCCGGCTGGCATGTTTAAGTTTGATTTTTCGCCGAAGATTTGTAGAAGAATGTTGAGAGCTTGTTTAGAGAGCATGAAAATTAGTTTTAAGGTTATTTGATGTATTCAATCATCCCTGTAACTTAACCATAGGGATTCCTCGATTTTGACTACTAATCGCGCCTAAAGAACTAGGAAGCGCACCCGAGGTTGCAGCATTGGCAGCCTTGCCCATATATACCGTGCTTCCGTTTAAAATATTCAGTACGCCCGTAACAGGAGAAATAATGCCTCTGATAGCCGCTGTCGTATTATCTATCGCAAAAGCAAACCAGTAAAAAGTATTTCCGTATAGTGTTACGGCAGGGCTAATGCTTGCAGTTTGCACACCTGTACTTGTCGTAGATTTAGTTCCGGTATCAATCAGCTTTGTAGTTCCAGCAGCGTCATAAATGCCTATTGAACACAATCCGCCGTTAAGAAGCACCTGCACATCAAAAACAATAGCTGTCACAGAGATAGTTGCTTTCGGGACAAAACCAAAAACTTGAACATCATTATTTGCAGCAACAGTACAGCCAACGTTGGCTGCCGTGTATTGCTCAACTGGAGCTATTAGATACGCTCCAGCAGCAAGAGTCACCGGGTCATTACTTGTAGTAAAGGCCTCAAATGCATTGTTCGCTGAATTCCTGCGGACACTTTGTGAAGCGCCCAATGTTATATCTGAGCCTATAGCTCCGAATGTTGAATTAGCCATTACTGCAATAATCCTATTGCCGTGAGGTCGGCGATTAAGGTTCCCAAAACGTCTGCGAGTTCATCAATCGATGTAGCGTTCGCATTGTAGGCTCTGTCCGTAGTTACGTTTGATGTTGTGTAGTCCGCAGGGCTTGCGGGAAGGAGCATGAAAGTGCCTGAAGCATTGGGGAAAGTGAAAGTCTTATCAGAAGTAGAAAGCAACGCGGTATTAAGATAAGCGTGAAATCCACTTGTGGAATCATAAATAGAAACTTTCCCTTGTACGCCACCCGCCCCGGCTGTTCCGCCTGAAAGCCTTAAATCTCCTCCGTCTCCCGTAGCCCCTCCTGTCCCCCCGTGAACTATTAATAATCCTCCCTTTCCTGTGCCATCGCCGTTGCCAGGACGAATTTCTAAATCATTCCCATCTGTGTCGGGAGATGTCTGGGTTGCTATTACTAAAGCTCTGGGGTTTCCGTCAGCGAAAGTGAGGTCAGTATTAATGGCAGTAACAGTAAGATTTGAGAGTGCTTGGTTAGCGAAATTAGTAGGAATGTCAGATACGAGAGCGATTACTCCACTTTGATTGGGGAAAGTGAAAGTCTTATCAACCCCAGTTATAAAAGAGGTATCTAGTTTGGCAAAGAGTCCAGTGCCAATATTTCCTAATGACAGAATGGATGTTGTTTTATCCCAAGTGAAATTGGCATCACCGCCAAAACTACCTCCATCGTTGAATTGAATTTGAGTATCATCACCGCCTGGAATACCCGCACCGCCTGTGGGGAGTTTTTCTTGAGTAGTTCTCATCTAGAGTTTTAGATATTCATCGAGCACACTATCCTTCACTTCTTTGGGTTTCTCTCTTTGGTCTTTGAGAACAACCAATTGAGCATTGTCGAATTTTCCATTCAGGACATTTACCTTCTCAATCAACGTGTCGAGTCCAGCGAAGAACTGCTTTATTTTTTCAAACTGACCCTCTCTAATTTCTTCTTGGGCTTCGGCAAGCGAATCAAGCACATCATTTTTAGCTTCGATTAACTTGTTGGTGGCAGTTAAGTCTGTCTTAGGAATTTTGATGCTAGTAATCGCTCGTTCCAGAGTCCCTAACTTAGTTATCACTGGTCCAAGGTCAACGTGTTTGGATTCGGGAAACTTGATGTCGCGAATCTCTTGAATAACGGCCTGGAAACCTTCGGAGAGAGGGATTAAATCAACGGGCTGAGGTTTCTCGGCCTTAGGAATCGCGGCGATGGCCTCGTCAAGAAGTTTTTTAATACGCTTGTAGTCGACGTCTGGGCCAGAAACAGCATTCCTCAAAAATGGATTAAGCCGGTCTTGGACTAAATGTTCGTGCTGCTCAACTCCGTAAACCGTTGAAGGTGTGGTATAGCCCGAATCAGTGAAGACTTGTGTGGTAACTGTGATGTAGAGACCAAGGCCTGTCGGGTCAGGAGCTACTTGCCACGTCTTAGTGAAGCGTTGGGAACCCTTGTCATCAAGATTGAGAGTTGTTATCAGTGCGTCTGTTTTCGCATTGCGAATATATGCCCGCACATAGTTTGTGCCTACGTCTGCGGGGTCATTTAACTGACGAGAGATAACAAATTCTTCTTGAGGGTTCAGGGTCATTAGAAGCCAGCGATTTGAGGAATTTCTTCTTCGATAACAATCCAGGCACTGTGAGTGCCGTCTGTGGTTTCAGTAGCAGTGACTTCAAGCCAGTTGACCAGGATATCCGGTTCAAGCCAGACAAAGGCATCACCATTGGCAGCTAAGCTAGTGCTGTTAACACGGGTGCGCATTTGACCATTAGTGTTCGTAACGTTACTGACTAGCATGTTGACAGCAGTCATCGTGACTGCTGCGCCACCAGTGGGATTGCCATGAGCATCTACTGGTCCAGTGCCGGTTTCAAAGGGCTCCAATGAACCTTTCACAGTAAAGGCAGTGGAACCAGCAGAATGGTCGGCTCTCCTAAAGTGAAGGCCAATTCTTTTCGCTCCACCCACCCAAAACTTGTTGGAAGTTGTGGTTGCTGTTACTGCATTTAGAGCGGTAATTCTTCGTTGTCTTAACATTAGTGTTTATTAATTGTCTAAGCTCCAAACCCGATTACTCGGGTTAAGAGTTAGGAAACTAGGAAGCTTGAGTGAAGGTGATGCCAGCTTTGACTTTACTGAACGCGTAAGCGAACCAGCTGGTGCCATCGGAGATAACATCGACACGGTCACCAGCTACAGCTTGACCATCGACGAAACTAATCGTGTCGTCGGCAGTACCAGAGTCGCCAGAACCAGCTGCGTCTTCCGCTGTGATTTGCACACCTTTTATGATGTTGGCGGAGGAAGCGGTTACAACCGTATAACTAGCACCGGAGGGAGCTGCTGTTACGACGAACGAAAAGCGTAAGCCTGCTGCCGGAGCGGGTAGAGTTGAGACGAATTCAGTAGCCGAGTTTAAGAAGAACGTCTTACCGCTTTCTGAAGCGAGAATGACATTTGTAGCAGTAACTACCTCGGCCGGCGCCGTACCGGAGACAGCTGCACGGAAACTCGCAGAAGACGAAGTGCCTTCATTGATGTACACAATTCCACCAGCAGAAGCGTCTGTGTCGACGAACCGACAACCTTTGGCAAAACCAGCATCGCTGTCTGCCGGAACGTTTGTTCCTTTGGCACGAGATACGTTTCCATCAGAATCGAATTCGAGAACGGTTACAACATAGGTGCCGATTTTCAAATCTTCACCCCCGAGTTGTAACGCTCGGTTTAATACTTTGGGCATTATTGTCCTTATGTAGGAGTCTTCTAAATGAAGCTCTTACCTTACTTTTCAAAGTGCGGTTTAACCTCTAACCGCAAAGGTCTGAATTACAGATTAGGTGTAAGAGAAAGTATTAACTTTGACGTTAACCAATTTCTTAGCGCCATCTTGGAAAGTCTTCTTACCGAATAGGGTGTGAGGGATTACCTTAAAGCCTAAGCGGGCTTCAGCCTTTTCAATTTGGACCGTGGGTTGCTTCTGAATAACGAAGTCAACCGCACCCTTTTCACCGAACATCAACTGGTTCATACAGAGCGTGGTGCTCCAGCCATCAGTTGCGTCAGTAAGGGTTTCAGAAACTACAACCCCACCAGCACCGCGATAGGTGATGTTCATCCAGTCGCTTGCAGGAACGTCGGTCGCGGTCAAGCCATAAAACTTAACCTGGTCGTCGTTCGATAATGCGACTTGAGTGGAGTTAGTTGTTCCAGGAGCGTTGAACAAAGCGGCTAAGTTAACGCGAGTGGCGTCAACGTTAGCACCAATCAACACATTACCAGCGGTTGTTCCGATGGATGACACAAAGGTGATGGTCACGCCATTGAAGACAATCGTGTCAGTGTTAGTTGGTTGAGTGGCGAGGTTCAAACGGCCAGTCCAGTAGTTAGCGTTGGAGACGAACAAGTCGAAACCAAAGTAACTACCCATGGAACCATTCTCACCGGTTCGGTCACCTAACACAGATTCTTTACCAGCCAAGTATTCAAGCAAGGTCTGATAAACGTCTGGGGTGAGGTTGGCGAACATGTTGCCCATTTTCACATTGCGTCGAGCAAGTTTCTTTTGGGCAAGAGCAAACATCTTTTGGATGTTGGCCGGGGTAATGGTAGCTGCGGTAGCAGCAGTACCACCGAAGTCGGCAGCGTCAATTGTATTGGTCGCATTGGCGACTTCTGCCAGATACCAGCCATCAATGATGTGGTTAAGGTCTTTAACCGTGTCAGAGGTGTATTGTTCTCTGGTGTCGTAGTGGGATTGCAACGCATCAAGGTCGTCAACGTAGAACGGCAAGACCGGAGTTTTATCAACACTCAGCGATTCTGCGGTGTCAGTGATGTCCTTGAAGGTTACGTCAGTCCCACGGCTGTAGTCGGCGGGGACAATGTTAGAGCGATATACGCGCTTAACCGTGTCGCCGTCTTTCAAGTCGCTTTCCAGGCGGAAGTTCGCTTGCTTGCGGAACACGTCCATCTTTTCAAGACGTTCCTGCATCTCGCGAGCCCACCGCGTAGGAAAGGACGCGGAGAGAGAGTTAGCCAATTTATTTAGTTGTTAATGATTGGAATTACCCAATGCGTGTGATAGGAGTTTTGGTTTCCTTATGCTCTTTTACCCAAGTGTTGTACTTGGTGAAGGTGTCTGAATCCATAGCGTCGAGTTCCTTGGGGTCGTCGCGGTTATAGATTTCCTCGAAGTCGATTACCTTCGTAGCCTGGCTGCCGCCTTGCGAGGATTCGGCACTAGGTTTACCTGGCTCTATCTCAGGCTTTACAAACTTGAAATACAGTTCGTGAAGCGGTTTCTGATAGTAGGGAACACCATCGGGAGCTTTTTCAGTAGAGTAAGCGAGGTCCAATACCTTGTCTTTAACCGACTGGTCTTTCAGCGGTTCGCTTTCGAAAGTTCGTGCAAGCGAGTCGTAATCGGCATTGAATTGCGCTTCTTCTTCTTGCTGTTGCCTCCCCCGTTGGTGGTCAGCCAAGAGGTCTTGTACTTCCTTCGGCAGTTCGGGTTTAGCAGAACCTCGGGCGGTGTCAACGATTCTCTGTAACAGAGTTTCATCTAAACCGAATTCGTCGGCTAACTGCTTAACATCGGCTGTCGCTTGAGGACTTGCTGGCTGTTGAGATGCTTCTTCTAACTTTCGTTTGAGTTCCGCATTCTCTTCTTCCAGCGAGTGTCTGTCTTCTAAGAGTTTTGCAATGGGTCCTGCCTTCTTTGGTCTTTCAACCACCGGTTCAGGCTTTACGGGTTCTTGAGTTTGTGGCTCAACAGTTGGCTCTGGAGCTGGTTCAACTTTGGGTTCTTCAACTTTAGGCTCGGTTGGCTCAACCGGTGCAGCCGGAGCTGCGGGTGTGTCTTCGTACTTCACTCCCGGTACAGGGGTGAAATTGTCAGACACTGGAATGTCATTAGACATATTTCCTTTCGTTAATTATTTGGGTTGCGTTAACACGCAAGAAGACTGTTAAGGCCGTCATCGCCTTTCCACTGTTGGGTTGTTGTGGGAACAAGTTAGTAAGACTCTGCTGTCACTTTCAGGTGTTTGAGCGTCATTTCAATAGCTTCTTTCCTGCTCCTTGCGGGGAGCGAGATTAAAGCTACTTCCATATCCTTCACCCTAATCCTGACAACAAAAGTTTTGAACTTAGAGGACTTTGCCACCGATTTTAGCGGCGTACTGGTGAGCTAACGCTTCGGCGTTCTCGCCCTGGTCAGCGATTGAATAAGTGCGGATATGACCGCCATCCGGTCCATGTACTGCGAATTCCGTCTTCGGTTCAATTAATGCTTCGTCAATTTTGGCGTCCAGCGCCTCAACTGACTCGCCGGCTACTTCAGCCTTGGGTTTTCTTGGCATACTTGTTTGGTTAATTGTGATATGGCTATTAAAAAGTTGGTCATTGATTTTTCAAACCTTACGCCTGTGACCATGTTGCGTAGGGTATTGTCTTCAAAACTACCGCTTGCCGTTTTACCCTTATAACTGACCAGTATTTTTCCTGTTTTAATATCCGCCACGATTACTACGGTATTGCGCTTCATGCGCCACTCTTTCGCTTTATTGATGAGTGCTTGCAACATCGAAGGCGTCTTTAATTTCTTGTTCAACTGCTTGCCGTTCCTGGCCGTTAAAAAGAGAGATGAAGCGGGTAGTAAGGTCGATGCGCTCGAACATCTTGTCGCGTTCCCTATCGGTCATCGTCCTATCAGTTTTCAACAGGTGTTCAGCGGCTTCTTTCTGGAAGGTAAGGTATTCGATAAAGTCTGCGATGGTTGGAAGTGCGGCGATATTTTCAGCCTGAGCTGCTTTGGCTAACTTCGCCTCCAGCTCTAAAACTTCATGCCTACTTTCCGGGTCGTAATCGAGTTCGAAAACTATCTTTTTAAGTTGGTCTAATTCAATCATTGGGAGTAAAATATATTTACAACTGAATACGAGTCGGTGCGCTAACAAAGTCATCTTCTTAAGCACAGATGCCGTTGACACCCAGGGCTCATTATTAGGCCATTAGCCTCAAACCAAGAGCCACAGTCCCAGGCAACCCGCTAAGACACAAAGACGTAACGGCCGCATTACCGACTCCTTGAAAAAGGAGGTTGCGTATGCCTGTTCGTGGGCGTGTGACGTACGGCCAGATAGAAAGGGGTCTCATTGAGATATTTCTTATCTTGCTGTTCGTTTTCGCTGCTGTAAAAGTGCTTCGCGCTGAATGGCCGTTTTAGACGACCTGCGGAGTAAGCTGCTGGGACTGGCTCTGAGTACCCGCTGGGGTATTTGGAGCCGTCTCCGTGGCTCCTGTTGCGTCTGGTGAGCCGTAGAGCTGTTCGCTCGGTGCGGGAAGGGCTTCTGGTCCCGGCATCGTGCCTTGCTGGGCCATCATCTGTACTGCCTTACGAGCCATATTCTCTTCTGCGATAGGTAAGTGCTCCTCAGCAATCTGCATGAGCTTCATGTATTCCTGGTCCGGTAAGTCAGTGTCGGTAGCGTAATCGATAATCTTCTGAATGAATGCCGTGTTAGCACCTCTGTTCAACTTGTAAGGCTTACCTGCGAGACAGTCTTGGATAAGCTGTGAAGCTTCAGCCAGGATTTCCCGGTTGCCTTCGTTCTGAATGTCGAATGCCATACGAATGTCGTCTTCCTCTACACCGATGGCGCGGAGTTTCTGCTCTGCTCTCCACCGGGGGCTTAATATTGCCAACTCATCAGGTAGTAGCTGGGCCATAATATCTTGAAGACGCTTCTTCTTGATTTCATCGGCTGCGAGTTCTGCATTACCGCCTTCAACTTTGATATTCCAATCGGGGTTGATTTCGATTCTTTTAATCTCGTCCCATTCAGCGCCTTCTTCACCGATAATCCTGACGGCCATTGGGCTGCGTAAGTGTTCAAACAGTCCCCAAACATACCTACGGCCGATAGCTTGCCAGAATTTCTTGTAGCTCTTGTTATATAGGCCTAAACGGTCGGCGACTTGCTGAAGGTTGCCGTAATAAATGCCTACCTTGTCTTCGTCACTCTGGCCTTGCGTATCTGCTGTTACTCCGCTCTTCTGACCAATGACATTATCAATGTATTGAACAAGGTTTATCGTTCCGTTTAACTCGGGTGTCTCAAACTGATAGACGCCTTGTTCAATGCTTCGGGTGACTGTCGACCCGCTCTTAACAGCCACTAGGCCATCAGGCCGCCACTGCAATTCAGCGGGATTGGGAAACATATCAGGGTCGTATGCTCTTTGACCCCAATTTTTCTTTTGGCGGTTGTCGAGTTCCTGGTTAACCAAGACTCGAATCATTTCAGCCAAGGGAACGATGTCATCAACAGGTGCTTTGGACCAGAAATTAAACGTATCCCGGTGTGTGGCCCACGAGGAAAACCACCATAGGTTAGATTTGAAAACCTTTTTTAAGGGAATGCATTTAACTGCGACACCTAATTCATTATTGAAAAGAACGTAGTAACGAACACCATTCCAAGTCGTACCAGCTTCAACAAACTTGTAGAGAGCTTGGCCGGCGTAATTGAAGGTAATGCCGTCAATTCCGAGAGCCATCATTCTCGACTGCTTACTCTTGTACTGGTTGTCGTTGTCAACAATCTTGTCCTGGCTGGTGGAGTTGATGATTTTTTCAACTGCTGAGGCGTCGTAACCTAAATTCTCCACTCCCTGCTTCAAGTCTTCTTTCGACTTAAACAGGTTGTCATTCATCACAAAGCGATGCTTTTCTAAATTGCCTCCGCCTATTGGGTCAGCAATGAAGTCGTAGACATCAACTAGCTCTAGGTTAGATTTGTATTCAGGCTTGGATTGTGAAAAGAACTTTGCGATAGCGCGGCCATACAGAATCGCTTGCTTCTTGCCGTCGAGGTCGAGCATATCCCAGTCATAATCTTCTTTCTTTGATTCGACTTCACGAAAGGCATTGGCCTTCTGGACAGCCTTGTAATCTGCGTCTTCTGCTTCCTCGTATTTTAAGGTCGGCGGGTCGTCAATCTTGGAAAGTAAGGTTTCAACAAAACCGGGGACGGTCGGAACAGGAACGTTATAGCGTTGCTTAAGGCTTTTAACCTGCTTATTGAAATACTGGTCCTCGGCCAACTTCCAAGCGGCTTCTCGTTGGTGGCGGTAATCTAAACCAGCCTTGTATTCGGCTCTGACTTGATTAACTATTTGTTCGGTCTCGGTCATTTAGCGGAGGATATTGAAAATGTTGAACAGCGAATTTAAGGAGTTTTGTGAAAGCCTTCACGGACTTACTAGAAAAGACATCATTGAATCTGTTAAGTCGGAACTGAGGAGATTGGACATGCTGCAAGCTGGAGCGCCTGCAAGAGCGCCGAAGAACCCGACTTACCTTGTTTTGACTAAGAACGATTATCTAAAGGCAATTCAGCGCGCAACAAAGATATTAACCCTAATCGAATATGGCACTATGCCCTTCAACCCCTCATCAGATAACTCTGACAACGAATTGCTCGCAGAAATCGAGCGACGAATGAAGCCTGATACTAAGCAGTAAAGTAATTAGTTTCTGACTCCCAAGCTGGCTGCACATAAGTCTTTTGCATCTCGTTAGTCATTAGGTCTTCAACGATTGCTGCATATCTGTGAACATCAGCGGCGTGTGAAGTGAAGTCATGCTCAGGCTTCTCTTTGAACATTCCTTTATTGTCATCCCACTCTTGGCGGTACTGGGAAATGTAATCTAGGAACGTTTGACACTTCTGCTCGTCTATCCAAAGTTTGTTGAAGAAAAGCTTGCCTCTCTGAATACCGTCATCAACTGAAATCATCGGTACTACTTCAAACGTCCATGTTGGTTTGAGGTCTTTGACTAATTGAAGTCGAGTCTTGCCTGTTGCGATATCGGTAGCTTTGGCGTCATGAGGCAGGAAGTGCTTGCCATAAATGTATTCTTTGTTTTCAAGTGCTTTGATAGCCTGGGGAATGCCGTCATGGTTAGCGCCTTCCCAGTAATCAACCATTCTCCTTTCGGCCATCGTGCCTTGATAAAACCCAATGGCTAGTTTCTGGCCTACTCCCAAATCCCAAACTGTATGAACTTTTAGAATAGGGTCGTAAGGAACTGTCTTGATGCGGTTCTCTTTCCTGGCCTTTACCAGTTCGGTGGCGTAGTAGGCGCCCTTCACTGAGGCTTCGAATGAACACATGAATTCTTGGTTGTATTCATCCTCACTCATCAGTTTCTTAGCGTCCTCGAGTTCTGCATGCGGAATTAGGTTTGTATCTTCGGCTGTGAGGAGCATTGAGAGCCATTTCTCATCTGTTAGTCCTGTCTGGTGGAGGCGGTAGAGTTCATTCTTGCCCTTAGGAGTACCAATCCATATAGCGTAACCAGAATGGTCAGCGAGAGCAGGACGTATGATTTCAGTAAATATGTTGCTGGGCTGCTGGGAGTATTCATCGAAAGCGACACCCCAAAGAGCAATACCACGAAGAGAATCTGGATTGTCCGCGCCATAAAGTTGGAGCTTAGAGCCATTGGGATATCTGACTGAGAGTTCTGATTCATTGAATTGAATTCCTGGTATTGGGCGAGCGTAAAGCTTGAGTAAATCCCAAGCGATATTCTTTGCTTGTTTGTAAAAGGGAGCGATATAAGCGAAGCGAGAGTTTGGAGTTTTGAGCGCGTCGCGTTGAAGGTGATTGAGGACTGCTACTGTCTTCCCTGCTCTACGGTGAAGGACAAGGACTATCCAACGTTTAGTAGTGGAGTGTAATTGGTTGGCCCATTCCCTCGGTGAGTAAGGGATAACGACCATTTAGGACTGCCACTTAATACTCAATTCTCCTGTCAGGTCTGTCTTTACATCCTGCGGAATCATCCTGGTATACGCTTTCGTAAGCTGTTCGACAGCCCACTTCTCATTCACCACGTTTCCACTGTCTAAATGCTTCTTGAGAACTTTGAAATACGGTTCAGTGAGGTCTGCGTACCGTTGTTTGATTTGTAATTCTTCTTTGAGGGATTTTCGGCCTGAGGGCATACATTAAAAATCGATTTCAGACTTAAATAAAGCTTGTCTTCTAAAAAGGGTTGGGAATATAATTTATTTAGCAACTCAGTTTGCCCAGGTTTGAGCGAGTAGGAATCCGCGTCTAGGGCCCTTAGAGGCCGGTTGTAAAAGGTTCCCCGCTAGACACACTCGTCGCTTAAACCGTATTGGCGGATTCCCAAGGAGTGGTCTATGTCCGTCATAGAGGCCTTGGCTGGCCTTTCCACCTTCAGCCTACTTCTTCTTATTCTTCAAGGTCTGGGTAAAGGCATCGGAAAAACCGGAGTTATCTGGGTTCGGGCCATTAGGCGTATTAGGTTCGAATGGCGGAAGCCTTTACCTGCTGAACCACCTCAGCTCTTAGACCAAAGCGATTCCAAGACTTGAATTAGATTTAAGCAGCCGGGAAGTGAGAATTTATAGGTGGAAGTTGATATCAAAATTCATTGACATTTTTAGAAAAGTGGGATTAAGCTCCTGATGGTCACTATTTTCTCGATTTTTCCGTTATTACGGATAAATTAGTGCGCGGTAGTGACGGTTTGAAAGGCAATTGCCGGCATCTGACGCTTTGGGTCTGCAAACGCGTGCATTAGCACAGAAGCAATAATCCTCTTGCGTATACACCGCGTCAGATGAAACTAAGCAGGCCCGGAAGGTGTATGCGTGTCTGCTGAACTTCAATCTCGTCCCCTAATCTCCGTTGAACGGAGAAAACATCCACAAATCGATTACTACTTCGACTGCGCTCTACATATTGCGAGGAGAGGCAAAGAATTAGTTTGGGAGTGCAAAGAGCTGGCAGTCTATTTGCTAATTCTGATACTGCTGATTCAGCATGCTTATCACGTCTTAATGAAGTAGACTATTACTTTCAAAGACTTCGTAGAGCTGTTCGGCCAAACTATCTAAGAGCGTGTGGTCTAGCTCGGAGTTAAGTGCGTGAAGTATTTCATGAAAAAGCGTTGCGCCTTGATGGGTCTTTGGAAGGTCTGCGTTGACCACCAACTTTCCTTCTTTTCGTAACTGAATCCCGCAAGTTGCGCCTTCAAACACATCCTTCGTTAAAACGATATCGTACTGGTGCGCTCCAATCTTAAGCTTCTTGGGGATTCGCATTGACCAAAGTCTTAACTAGGTTAGGGTCCAGCTCCTTATCCTCTTCCTTCTTCCAAAGCTTTTTCATATCAATAACTCCGCTATGCTCATGGAGGACTTGTGCCTCCAAGTGTTCTTGGGTTCGACTTCTTTTCTTGGGCATTTCTTTTGGCTTAGTTAAGAGAGAAAAGACGGTTATCCACAGAGTGCTACTTTACAGTTGCAGTGTACATGTCATACTTAGAGTACCAACTAGTAATGCTCCATTCGGAGCGGAAACCAAATCATGTGAAAAAGAAGAACCAAATCATTTCCCTCTGGGGAAAGACTAACCCGAAGACTGGCAAGCGATGGTCTAAGCTAGGAATCAGTAAGAAAGTTAAAGCTTCGAGAACGTACGTTTATCAAATCATTAACTCTCAAACCAATGAAAGAATCTCCCTTTGATATCTTCCCGGTCGCAACGACCGTGTTGGCAATAGGTGTGGTCGTCACCTGCCTTGCCCTGATTTACATTAATTTCCTGTATTAACAATGACCACGACTATCTGTGAGATACACAACGTACCTTTGGTTCCGAGAGCGATATCAGACGAGGGTACTGACGAAGTCTATGAGGATGAAATCTGCCCGGTTTGCTTCCTGACTTATGATGAAGCCCAGCGGAAACTGCGCAAGCTCAAGCCAGATATTACTAACTTCGATTTTCTGTTTAGCTTGGCTTGGGAATTGAAGCGCGAGAGCGGACTACATGAGTTGGGTGATGCCCTGGATGTCCTCAATAAGGCATTCAAGTCGGGCCAGTCGAGCGAGAGAACCAATATCATTAACCAACTAAAACAATGAGCTTGAAAGAAAACGACATCTACTACGAAGCTGAATTAGAAATGAAGGATGAAGACGTTATTGAAAGAGCCTGTAATGCTGACCTGAACAACCCGACGCCAACCCCAGAAAGGCTAAAACTGACATTGTTGGATGCCTCGATACTTGCCGGCCTAATTACCTATCGCTTCATCTTGTACGTCTGGGACAAAGAATTCCGTCCTATCTCAGACCTGGAGTACGAAACGGAAACCGAGGCGAGACGTCAAGTACGATACCTTCGAAAACGGGGATTGCATGGCTTGATTCAGCCGATTGTACGAAGAAAGGGTGAGCGCGGATTCATGGGCTATCACGCTACGATTGGAAAGAGCTGGAGTTTTTGAAGCGGCCGCTAGCGGTGGCAAGTCTGCCTTGTGGCAGTAAGCCTGGACTTCATAAATTAATCATAACAAGCCACCCTACTAACATCCAACGGATTTCACATTAAGTTAGAGCCTATCGGCTCGGAAAACCTCACAACCAATGAGAACAATCAAATTTAGAGCGTGGCACTCAATTACTCAGACCATGTGTGATGACATATCAACTGGCACAATCCGTATTTTCACAAAAGACCACAGCTTCTTGGCAAGTGAGTGTAAGTTTATGCAATTCACAGGCCTCTTAGACAAGAACGGAAAAGAGATTTACCACAAGGATTTTGTTCAAGACACCGATGGAAACACCTATCGAGTTCAGTGGGACGGCCACGACGCTGAATTTTATCTCGCAGTTCTAAAAAGCATTACTGGGTTTTCAAACCTAACTGCGTCGCTCGCTAGGGATATGGAAGTCATCGGTAACATTTATGAGGACCCAAAGTTAATAAAGACTTAAGTCTTGACGCTAGCAGATTGCGAGCGTACTATGCGCCGGTGGCGTGGAATAACCCAACGTAGTCCTTTGGATTTCAAGCACAACTCCAGCCGACCCAGCAAATTCCAAAAAACCGCTATTCTTTGTCCTTCTTAGGTTCGGATTTAATCAATTCTTGATATTTCTTTCGAGCAGTTAGGGCTATATAAAACCCTAAGGAAATAATGCACCCGATGAGTAACAATATTTCCTCTATCTGAAAGAGATAGTGTTTGAAAATCTCAAAAGACATTGCCCTCCTCCAATGAAAGACGGCCATTCATCCGACACTTCCACCCCCGCACCTTAGATGCCGGTAGACCAAGAGACACAAGTACCGCTCGGCTTACCTACTTAGACTTATAGTTATTGGCAACGACGGAATACGGGATAGTTGGAAACTACAGACGAAAAAAGAAGAGACAAGCTCGTTCAGGTAACAGATTCTATGTACTACTCAGCGCTGTGATTGTCAAGCATTTTTCCAAAACAAATTGCTTAACTAATTTCAAGAAGTTTCACTACCACAGCCTTGGTCGAAAAACAGTAGATTTTCTCAAAGATTTCCTCAGTAGACGGGACTGTCTTTTCACTGGCGTTACTTATTCAGCCTTCCTTAACTTGCCAAGTTAATTCCACGACAAACCAACCGAGCTGACTCAGTTAGCTCCATATAGGCTATGACGTGCTTTGCATCTGTTCGTGTGCCTACTGCCCATATATTTTAGCAAACGGCTTACACACAACCTCGAATCACATCAACCAAACGGTGAGCAATCTCAAAAACTAAGACGAAACCAATAACTAATACCAAACAAATCTTTCTCTCGATTCTCCTACCTTTCTCAACACCCAACCTGTATCCCTTCTTAAACTCCAAACTATTCACTGGAAAATGGTACATACAAACTCCATCCAGCTAATGATGAAATAACAGGCTAGCTGGTATTGCCTGCTACGCCATCACTAAGCGACCGGGTTCCCTGCCAAGCGTCAAGGGAGCCATGTAGCTTTTATGCGTAACGGGAGATAAAAAACAAAATAGCCGCGACCTTGACGCGGCAGGGTGGGCGCTATAATTGAAAGACGGCAGGCAGAAACTATCTATCCTGTGTATCCTCAAAATAAGACAAACTGACCCATGGGACTCGAACACCCCGTACAACCCTGATAACCCGACCTGACCGTAATCCTCGCCCGAACAAACCCACCTGCAACACAATCACCCACCAACCCAAACCTCCCCCTCAAACCATAAAACCTAATCTCTCTGGACCTTCGCTAGAACCCAAATCCCAGCTAACCATCATCCCTAATAGTCAAAAAAAGAACGTGCCTAAAAAGGACATGTCTCAAAAAAGGTAGAATCCAAACCAAACAAACACTTCCCCAACACGGAAGTAACCCACTACCTGAACAGACTATTTATCGCGAGCGGAGCGAGCGTCACAGCGAAGCCGAAAAATCCTAGGTAATCATTAAAGACATAACGCCAAAAACCCGTATGTTTCTTACGTTAAGATTAAGAATCCCGTCTATTCGTTTGGAAGTTGTTTGGAAAGGTGTTTGGACAAATGCAGAGTATCGAATCGGGTGGTAATCGGAGCATTTAGAGGGTCATTTATGAAATCCTGAAACAGAACGGCACCGTATTGGTTGCCAAGTTTAAACTCCCCGAAAAGGTAAACCAAAGACTCTATGGCTGACTCATTTTGAACCGTGAAAAGAACGTGGAATGGTTCCCTGGTGGATTCGTAATACTTTACGTACCGGGCCAGCTTCTCTCTGAGCCTACCGTCACCTTGGGTGCCTCGTTCAACCTCAAGGCAAAACACCCGGTCGTCAACACTAAACTTCCGGTCGTGCCTAAGGCCAGATTTTTGGTCACCTTCACCTTCCCAGGTGAATAAAGAATCAGTCAGCGCCAGAGAAACAAACACCTCGGCGCAATCCTTCTCATGGTCATACTTGAAGGCGTGAACTTCTTTCTTGGGAGGGATGTACTCCAATTCAGAAACGATTGGATGTTTTGCAAGAAACCAAAACTTTTCCTTAGCCAGTCCGTAGGACTTAGACCTTAATAGGCCGTCGTTCTCCAGCTTTTTGAGGTTCTTCATTACTCGTTGATAGGTTTTGCTGGCGTCTTCGGCGTAATCCTGCGGGTACAGAAGTCTCGCTATCTGCCTCCCGGTCATGTTCTTTTCGAGATGGAGTCCGTGAAGAATCCGTTTGTAAGTATCTAATATCATGAGCTTGTTTAACGTCGCGCGGATTGTAGTACCAAGGCTGGTCAAAAATCCGCGCTATGTATTCCCGCAAGTCGGCGTCACTCGACCTAGCCGGCGGAACATCTGGTATCCTTACTCTTTGAGGACCACCTTTCAGTATCTTTAGAACGGCATGTTGCTGGGGAAGGTCTGCATTAGCAAATGAGGCCTGTCGGTCTGAAATGTCTCCACCGTAGAACATCTTCGTTACTTTATCCCTATCCTCACGACCCGGCAGATTGAACATTCCTTTCATCTTTGTAAGGGCGTTGATGGCGTCCACAACATACTTATCCTCGAACTGGCCGAAATATTGATGACCTATTGTTACTCGAAGACCAGTCTTTGCTTTCAGAGTAAAGGCCCGAGCTAATTTACGTGTGGCATACTCTCCAGCTTCATCAACATATAAATAAAATCGAGTGGCTTTGTTCTTCTTCAAGTAGAACAGCCGGTCCATCGCAAGCAAGAGTTGGTTGATAATTAACGTACCTAACAGCCGAGCGTCCATAACATCGAGGTCAACGGAGCTGTCTAGATTAACTAGAATGAGCCAGCCCTCTTTTACCATCTGTAGAAAATCAACTCCTTGCGACACTCCAAGCATTGCGCTGAGAGGGTCTCGGAAGAAACCCTGTAAACGATTGATGGTCGTTTGAAGATGCTCAAACTGCTTAGCGTTTCTAAACGCTTCTTCTAAGTCAATCCGGTGCGGGTCTGTCGGTTTTGAGGCGGAGAGCACTTCTTTGCGTTGATTGACGTAAGCCTGATTCGTAAAACAACGAGCATCAGAAAGCGGGGCGCTAGCGTTATAGAGACAATTGAGTACGGCTTCAACATACCGATTGATAAAAGAAGTCTGGGCCGGGTCTTTCGTATTAAAGAGAATTTGGATAGTGTCTGTGATGTTGATTAAAGAAGCCTTTTTCAGCTTATCGCTTGGACCATCTTTTTTGTATAGAAAGGGATTTATTCCAACTATTTTGTTGTATTCCCATCGAGCGTGTGGGTCTATGAGACAGACCTTTTTTACCTTTTTGTCGCAGCACCAGCGCAAGATGTCATAGATAGTCTTGGCTCCGGTAGTCGGGTCTAAAACACAAGCTCCAAAACCTCGACGCACATCCTCACGAACCAGATGCTCAATGAATTTTGATTTGCCTTCTTGGGTGGAACCGATTAGGTGTGCATGAGGTCGCTCCTCTTCGGTCATCGTGAGCGTTGTTTTGCCTTCACCTAAAATCCTCAGCGGGTATTTTGTCCGAAATCCCTTCTCTTGCTTATCTAGAATTTCTTCACTCGTAGGGATTTTCGTCGCTTCCTTGAAGGTCTTCTTGTTGAGAAGATAGAAGTAGTCTCTGACGGCCACGGAAGTCTCCTTCCATAAACGCTATGTGTTCCTCGATTAGATTGTACTCCCTGTCCTTACCTGCTTCTTTGAGTTGCTCGGCTCTGGTATAAAGACCGCCGATATACTCAGTCACCAGATTAAGGTGTTGATGGGCCCGAAGCTCGTAGATGAACCCTGCTTTAAGTGCATCCTGTAACTCCTGCCATTGCTTCTGCAATTCCAGCCGGTCCATCTCAGCTTTCCTTTCCAATTCAAGGTAAGTTCCAACATCAAGATTCTTACTACCGGCGATTAGAAGAAGTTTTTGCCGGTTCTCAAAGTCTATTAGCTGGGTTTGTCGCTCGGCATCAACAACCTGAGCTTGAGATTTTCTATCTTCAATCACCCCGAGTTGTTCGGCTTCAACATTTAGAGCGGCCTGTAAAGTAGCCCGTGCTAACGCCGCCTTACTCTCTCTTCCAGCAGCAGGCCTACCCATTTCAGTTGAATATTTTTCATCTTGGAGAGTCTTAATTCTTTCAGACGCTGTTTGAGGCTTGTGAGTGTAACTGGTGAGCAGAACATAGCCAGCGATAATGATAAGGAGCAAACCGACGATGATTAGAACAATACTCATTTCACGTCCACGACCACTTCCAACGAGCCAGTGTTGTCATAAAAAGCATCAGGCAAATCATTCAAACTAAGAAGGAGATTGCCACTCTGTTGTGCCGTCGCAGAATAATCGGCACCGACGTAGAAGGTAGAATCGCTAATCCGGCCCACAAGCGATGCTAAGGGCGCATCTTTAACAACTAACCCTTTCCAGTAACCGACACCCTCTGGGCCACTTTCATGTGATGGGGTTTGGTCCCATCTCCATTTACCAAAGGCATGAACGGTAAAGTTTTTCCCCGGCGACAAAACGATACCCGTATTAAACCAAAGTTGATTAGCAGGAAGGCGAATGTGCTTACCAGAAGCTTGCGGAATTGGGGGAGAAGATTTACTGACAAAAAGCAAATATATGCCAATACCTAAACAAAGTATTCCAATAATGAGAAGGACAATGAGGAAGGCGCGGTTCATGGCGGCGCATTATATAGATTTTGAAAGGGCTATGGTAGACTTGCCTTTCAATCAGCTACTGTCGTCAGACTAGCTGATTGGGCTTATTGAAGTGCTAAATGGACGTGTTAAGTCCAATGCTTGCCCTAAAGGCAAGCTAACCTAAACCTGATTCCTCTTAATCAGCGGGTCGGAGGTTCGAGCCCTCCACGGCTCACCATTTCTTGTCCTTTGGCAGGTCTGCCAAATCCCATCAAGCAAGATCCAGTTTGA